GGTTTTATAGGGTCAGGAACTACCTTGTCTGTATATTTCTTTATAAGCTCATCTATTGTTTTCTTGTCAATTCCTAATTGTTGTAGGTACTGTCTTATTGCTAATATATCGCTTGCAGTTAGTTTTCCTGTCTTTTTAATAATATCTATAGTTTCATTTATAATATCTTCTTTTTTTAACGATTTGATATTACTTTTTACATTTTTGAAGTTTGCTAAGGTTATTTTATTTTCACTGTCTGTTAATTCTAATTCGCTTATTCTTCCTTCCAATTGTATAGGAGGATTAAATTTATCATTTACTATATAATTAGTGTCTCCTACCTCAATTTCATCATATTCATCATCTGTTAAATATACTGGTATCTCATATGAATATTTTATTTGTTTAACTTCCTGCAATTTCTTATATGTTTCTAATAACAATGCTCCTGGGTCTGTTGTATCACTAGTATATTTACCTAATATATACTTGTCCCCATTTGAAAACATATCATGTGCATCTGGATCTAATAGAAAATCTTGTCCTAATGGTTTATCTAAAGGGTCGCCTTGGTCTTTTTCCCATTTAATATCTTTGAATGTAATACCATTAGCTCCTACACCTATAAGCCCACTAGCAAGGTCTGTAGCATCGCCTGTCCTTTTCATGCCATAACTGTTGAAATCATAATCATATCTTTTATATGTTTTATTCCCTCTTTCACCATCTGCATAACAATTAACAATTAATTCATAATTTCCGTTAATGCTATCTATAGGATTTACTGTAAATTCATATTCGCAATTACCATATCTAGCTATTGATTCTTGAATTACTGTGTAAACGGCTTTTGGCTCTGTAATACTAGTTTCTACTGATATATCATCAAGTTCTGGGCTTACATAACCTTTTTTATAATTTGTGTCTTTAAGAATAGTATCTAAGAATTTATTCATATTACCAGTTATAGTAGATTCTCTTATATAATCATTCCTTAATTCAAGCCCTACAATTTCAGATTGTACATTCCTTACTACTGAATCAATATTTTCTTCATCTTCACAAGCCATAATCTGAAACATCTTATATTTATTATTTCGAATGAATAATACAAAATTTCTCTCAGTTATTGCCTGTTCTAATTCTTCATCAAGAGTAACTGAAAAATCAAAGGTTTCAGCTCCAGTTTCAAGATATGGATGATATGAATAATCAAAATAAAGGCTAGGTGTTAACCTAGCACATATCTTCTTATCGGAATCTAAAATTATTAATTCACCTAGCACTTTATCACTCTCCTAACCATTTATCCCTAAATATCACACTCGTTGTAGTATCTGTATCATTGCTGTTTGTTTTTATATTATTTTCTCCTGTCTCTAATTCAAAATAACGACTACCTATGTCAACTAAATCATCGCATGGCTCATCATTTAAATAACATCTGTGATTTTCACAGTCTATTTCAAGCACATCTCCTTCTTGAAAATATACAATATTTTTAGGAGTTTCTTGTTCTTTAGGATTTAATTCATCAACTCTAATATGTGTTAAGCTCATAGCACTTGATTTATCAAGAGTGCTAGTAGTTCCTATATATAAAACTACATATGCTAATTTTTCAGTTGGTAAATCAGAATATTTTAAGTTTTTACTACTTTGGCTTTTTATAGTTTTGCCATCCTTAATCTTAGTAACTGTAACATTCCATACATATTTCTTATTGATTTTTTCTCTTGACAATGTCCATTGGCCATAATATTCATTCCAACTACCTAATTTCCCAGATAGTTTATTACTAACTGTAACAACTGATTTTCCTGATTTATCAGTAATTATATATGTTTTAGTATTAGGCTTTGGCACTTTTGTTGAATCTTTAAGAACTGTTCTTGATCCTATAGTACATCTAGGATATGTATACTCATACCACGCATTATCGTCATACATTCCTAAAGTAAATAATTTTTCCCCATTAACACCAAAACCATATAACTCAATTATTCCTGTTTTATCATCAGCAGTTTCAAAGTCTTCATCATCTGGATAACTATACACTGCATTATCAGCATTAACCAGATAGTCTTTTGCTATATACCCTGAATATCCTTTGTATTTCTTAGCTAATTTATAATATGTAAGCTTACTATCTTTATCATAATGATCTTCCATTATGCATCTTACACAATCTCCTATTGGCACAGTAGCCACCATTTTACTTGATTTCTTGGCTGACTTTCTTATTGCTAATTTCTTATCTTCTTTATTATCTGGAGCAATTGCTACAAAGTTTCTAACTGTTAATTTAACCTCCGTAGTATCATATTGTTTTGTTAGGTAGGAAGCACTGCAATATCCAGTAGTTTTTACTGTTTTCTTATTCTTATCAGTGTACTCATAGTCAAAACTAACCCATCCATTCTTTAGTGTTCCATTTTTAATCTTATGACCATATTTAAATGTACCTATCTTTTTATAGTTTGTTCCTGCGCCCTTTCTAACATTTAATGTTGAACTAGTTACCATATAGTAAGGCGTTTTACTTCCTGATAAAACTTTTTCATCTTCATTTTTATACTTAGGTTTACTAGGGTCACCGTTCTTTCCTGTGCTATTATGTCTCATAAATGCTGTTAATTTAAACTCATCGACACTATGACTTAAATCCTGTCTTACACATACTCCCTTCCACGTAGTGTCACCACTAGGTACTGTCCCCATAATAACACTATTTCCACTTTCACTTACTGCTAGAGTTCCGCCTACAGTCCTATCAGAACCGATACTAGCAGAAGATGTTGTCCATCCGGATGTATCTTCACATTTATCATATAATACTTTCGTTGATTGTTTTACTGCTGATAGAGACAATGTAGGATATTTACCTACTAATATTCTTTCCCCTGTTTCTTTGTGTTCAAGTTGAGCATAATATGCATCTGTTGAAAATCCTATCTGGATAATTGGAGATACTGACCTATTGCCAGTGACATCACATGTCAACTCACTACCTTCTGCATCTATTGCAGTTATTTCATCTGAATAAAAATATGGTTCTGGGCAAAATAACTTAATAGTAGATTCATAAGAATAAAAACATACAGGATCTTTTTCTATTTTATCTTGTAGTATAGCTAAAATAAATCTTTCCTTGTTAATATAAAAAGGTTTAGGCTCATCTACATCAAATATATCTCTTATATCTTTTAACTTTTCATTAAGTTCTTCTTTAGTATCGCAGTCAATTAATATATCTATTTCTATAACATATGATTCGTATTTCTTACCATTGTATATTTCTCCATCTCTGGATGCTATATCAAGCGTTGATATTTTATTAGAAGGTAATATAGGCAATCTTATTTCTTCAATGTCACATACTTCAGATAAATTGAAGCCATTGTATTTTACATTATCATATCTATGCATTATATACCTCCTAATCTATTTAATCTTTTTGTTCTATTACTTATATCTTCTTGAACTGGTTTTGATGTTAAGCGGCCTACTTTCTTACTGTCCATATACATACCAATGCCATTTAGTGCATCGACCATAGCTTCTCCCATTCTATCATAATCAATAGCTGTATTTCTCGCCATTGTATCAAGCTTATCATCTAGATAATTATAAAATGAATTTAAAGGTAATATAGCTTCATCTCCTGCTTCTCCACCTCCAAATAAGGTTGGCTGTGTCATAATACCACCCTTAGCATACCAGCTTATACCAAACGAAGGAACACTTGGAGGATTTAAACTAAAACTGCCACTAACACTAAAATGAGGTAACTTTATCTTTGGTAATGACCATGAAAAATTAAAGAATGATTTCATTCTATTTATTGCATTACCAACTGCATCCTTAGCAGCATTAATCTTGCTACTAATAGTATTATAAATACTGCTGAATATTGAACTGACTGTACTATAAGCTGACCTAATTGGATTTATTATATAAGTCTTAACTAAATTAAATCCTGTTTGTACTACTGATTTCACAGTATTAACCTTAGTTTGAATAGTAGATTTAATTGCATTCCAGACTGTAGAAATTACAGTCTTAATACCATTCCATATGGAATTTGTAATAGTTTTGATTGCATTCCACACTGTAGTGATTATAGACTTAACTAAATTAATACGATTAGTTATAGATGTTTTTATTAAATCCCATACTGTAGAAATTACAGTCTTAATTCCGTTCCATACAGTGCTTGTAATGGATTTAATTGAATTCCATACGTTTGATATAGTATCTTTAATACCATTCCATACCTCAGAACATTTCGCTTTAATTGTATCCCAGTTTTTATACAACGTTATACCTATTGCTATTAATGAGGCTATAACTGCCACTACGATAAGTATTGGAGTTGATATACCAGCTATAACTGCACCTAATCCAGTAAAAAGTCCTATCAATGGTTGTAACGTTAACATTAAAGTCCCAATTGTAGAACCAACTAATAATAATATAGCTGCTACTGCTGCTATAGTTGCTATGGTTGATTGTATGCCAGATGGTAGACTGTTAAACCAGTTAGCTAAACCATTAAGCGCATCTAAAACTACATCTATGGCCGGTTTTAAACTTTCTTGAAAAGTTCTTTTTATACCTTCTATAGCGCTTCCTAAATCATTATATTTAATCTCATTTAGTTGCCCTAGTGAATCCTTTGACTTATCAGCTTCACCTGATATATCCATTAATGCCTTGACTCCATCTGCCCCTAAATCTTCCCACATAGTACCAAACAATTGTACTCCTAATGTATTCTGTTCTATAGGATCTTTTATTCCAAATAAAGCACTTGTAACTTGTGATAATGCTTGTTTTGCTTCTTTTCCACCTTTCCCAAACTTAGCAGTAGTTTCATCAACATTAAGTCCTAACTTCTTAAATGCATCATCTGCTGTACCATCTTTAACACGTATGCCAAATTCTTTTACTGCATCTCCTAATTTATCCACTGAAAATGTTCCTGATTCTGCACCATTTTGAAGCATATTGAACATATCTTCGCCATCTAAACCTATTTGCTTAAAATGTACTGAATATTCGTTTATAGTATCTAATAAATCATCATTTTTGTTTAAGCCATTTTGTGCACCTTGAATAATTAGATTATATGCTTCATCGGATGTATAACCAAATTGTTGCATAAGCATGTTAGCACTACGTACTGATTCAGCAACATCCATATCAAAAGTATCACGTAGTACAAATGCATTCTCAGCAGTTTTCTTAAGTTCTTCGCCAGTTTCTCCAGTTTGTTGCTTAACTATAGCCATGGTTTCAGCTATATCGTTCATATCCTCTCCAAAATTATCAGCATAAATTTCATGCATTACATTTTCAAGAGATTTGAACTCATCCTTTGTGGCTCCAGTTTGAGTAATTAAAGTATTTAGCGCCTTGTCACTATCCACGCCAAACTCAATCAATCCGCTTGCAACCTCTTTAGTTGTATCATTAAGTGCATCTAATTTATCTTTTACTATATCACTAGCTAAATTGCCTTTCATTATATCTGTGACATTATCTGCACTATCTCCTAGTTCTTCATAATTATTAGCCAACTCTTTGGATGCATCTTCTACTTCTTTTAGTGCATCTTTATTTTGTTTAAGTTCTGCCGATAGTGATTGTATCTTACTTTCTAGATTTTTAGCCTCCTGAGAACCTTGACCTTGTTCAAGACATACATTTTGATATTCTCGTTTTAACTGTCCTAATTCATTTTCTTGTTTACTAATAGTAGACTCTAATTTGCCTAATGCACTTTCAGATTGTTTTGTAGAATTCTCTAATTCTTGTAGTTTTGAACTTGTTTGAGATAATGTGTTTTGTATCTTAGCGTTTTGAGTTTCAGCAGTTATCAGCTTATCTGTCCACTTTTTTACTTCTTCACTATTTTCACCATAAATTTGTTTAGCTTTTTCTAGACATTCTCTTGTATAATCTATTTTTTGAGCGCTGGCTTGTAGTTTATCTTGTAGTAGCTTTTGTTTATTTTCCAAAAGTTCAACACTATCACCATTAGCTTTGAGTTGAGTAGCATTAAGATTCAACTGTTTATTCAATGTACCAATATTGCTATTCATCTCTTTAATTCCAGCGGTAAACTCGGCAGTTTCTGCTTTAAAGGTTATCTTTGCTTCCTTATTATTAGCCATTTTATCACCTTCCTTTTATTTTCTTCTTTGTCTTTGTTTTTCATATTCTTTTTCTTTTACATAGTTAATGTAATTATCGTATGCTATTTTATCTTCTAAAATAGATAAAAGTGAAGAGTAATCTACATTAAAGAAAATCTCTTCACTCATTCCTAAAATTAATACAAAATATGTATAATAATCCTCCCAATCTTCAAGAATAAACTTTGGGATTCTTGTTCTTGATTTATTTACTCTTCCTGTAGCTTTAATGAATGGTTGTCTAAACCCTACTTTTTTTTAGGGCGTATCAATTCAGCTGTTACAGTGTTTATAAGCTCCATATCTGGAGGTACCATCTCAATGAATTTATCCTCGCTCATTACTTCATCTGTACCTAATTTTTCTGAGTTAGCACAAAGGTAAGCAACATATAATACCTTTAAGCTATCAAAGATAGGGTCAAAACCCTTACCGCCTTCTAAAGCTTTCATATATTCTTCATATAACTTTTTATTATTATTTTTTACTTTTAATAGTCGAGCAAAATTTAAAGTTAGTTCAATTTTAGATCCATCTATTAATTCTAGTTCTAGCATAGTACATTTCATTATATATCACCTACCTTCGATTTCTTATACACTTGATTTTCTTACTAAGGCCGGTGTGAATGCAGTTAGCCATGTACTTTTTACTGTTTCATCAACATCATTAGTCACTACCATTTCATACTTACCATTACCAAAGTCATCTGGCATTATTGATATTTCTATTTCAATTTCCGCTATTTCTTCTACTCCATTTTCGATACTTCCTTTTGGTGCAGAAGCCATTATGCATCTTGGATAAGCTATCATCTTTTCTAGCCCATCTTCATCTAATACTTTAGCTACATAAGTAAACTCTTTATGTCTACTATTTCTACCATAAGCTACTACCCCATCTTTCAAGTCTGTACTTTCCATTCCAAATGCTTTTACATAAAGATCATATCTAATATGTAAAGATAAAGTTAATGTACCATTACCAGTTCCTATTGTTCTTGTTTTAGCAACAATACCTTCACATTTTTTTTGTACTACTTTACATTCTAGTTCTTCATCTAATTTACCTACGCATCCTAGTTTATTAAATGAGCTTTCTGCTGCATCATTAAATTTTACAGATGATTCTTTGACTTCATATTCTGCGAAATTAGTTTGATATATAGCCATCTTATCAATCCTCCTTATTTAAAATTATTTTGTAGTTTTTCTAATAAATTGTTTACTACGTTATCATATTGAGCATCTACCCCATGTTGCATAAAATCATTCGGAACTTTGCCTTGGAAGTGTACTCCTTCTGCTTCCTGTGGAAAATACAAATAATTGTATTGTGTTTTTGTATGTATATATAATGATAAATTTTCTTTCTGTTCAGCTTTCAATGGTGAGCTATCTTTTGCATGTTGCTTATCACGATTTGATACAGGAATATAATTTATTATGGCTTGAGTAAATATGTTGCTAGCTTCGTTTTTTAAGTAATTATTTATTACCTTTTCTGCCCCATCTCCATAACTCATTATGGCCTGTTGTAATCTTTCAACATCTTCGGCTGATAATCCAAATACTGCTCTAGCCATCTAAATCACATCCCTTAAATGCTCTTGTGAATTCTAAAGTCAGCATTTCAACCACCATATCTGTATTATTTTTTGTAATATAATTAAACTGCATCGACTGATCTGTTAGTTTTAACCTTGTATTATCTTGTATTGCTTTTATTACTTTTTGTTCAAAACCTTCTGGGATATAATTTTCCATAATTATATGAACCTGATAATAATAGTTGTAATCTAGTTTACTTTTACCACTTCTATCAAATTCCTTTTTGTTAAATACAAAGTAATTCCATTTATCTTTTCCTTTTGTAAATGTTCTTCCATACCATACCGGTAACTCAAATGTTTGTTCCAATACAGATTGTATTTGTTCAAGTATCCCATCTAATTTACTCAACTTCTGTCACCTCTTCCAAATAAAAATACAACTCTCTATTCTTTCTATCTTCATCTATATAGATGATGTCATACAGTGTATTTTCAATTGTTACTTTGTACTCATTATTTATATTTTTATAGAATCTAGTTTTAACTTTTACATTTAAAGTTCTATCATTTGACTCCGCAAAATCTAAATCTTGTTGCCTTTTACTACATTCTTCATATGCTAACTTAACAATAAATTCAAGATTATCCTTTGTTTTAATATTCTCTTTTGCTCCAAAATTAGTTTTAACTGGTATTTCCTTATAAACTCGAATATATCCATCATTGTAATTACTTACTCTCTTCATAATTTATAACCTCATACATTTGCCTTATTTGCATTATCTCATTGAAATAATTATCATCAAATTCATTGATACAATTGTTATAAGCATACATACAGTAATTAAGAAAAAGGCTATGTTCTATACCCTCTTTAGAGTAGTCTATACTATACCCAAGTTTATAATTCAATGTTAATTTAGCATCTTCTATTATCATATTAAGTTTTCTTTCTGTATCTTCTTCATCCCAGGTAATGTTTAATTTATCTTTCAAATCTTGTAATAAACTATCCATGACTTTCTCCTTTCTAAAAAAGAAAAGACTAGTCATAGACTAGTCTTTCTTATTACTATTGTCCCGCTTTAGTAGTTACAGTTCCTTTAACTGTACTTTCTACAGTTCCTTTTACTTTTGTGTATACTACTGCTTCTTCTAATCCAGATATATCAAGTAATAAAGAACATGTATTATCAAATGCTTTACCTTCTCCATAAGTTTTTATTTTATAAACTCTGTTGTCTTCTAGGAACTGATATTCATCTGAATAAGTTATTACTCCATCTTTTGCTGCACCCATAGCCATAAAGTACTCTTGTGGTAAGCATACTATAGCTTTACCTGTTGCAATTTCATTTGATATTACAACTTCTGTAGGGAATGGGAATACATCTTTTACATATACTCCATTTACATTAAGTAAAGTTGTAGCTGGCATTACTTTAGTTAAGTAATCTATTTGATTACATATAAATAATACTGAACCAAATTTTCTAGTTCTTCCGCCATGTTCTTTGCTATTATCATCTGTATATTTTTCTGTTTTAGCCATTTTTGAAATTAAATCACCATAAGTTTTAGGTGAAAAATCTGTTATTTTTATAGCAGTTTTTTGAGGATATCCAGTACTAGTAGAGTATGACACTCCTTTATGTATATCTCTATCTAAACCTATAGGAGAATTTATACCATTTCCACTAACTATTGCTTTTTCTATTCCACATGCTATGGCATCTTTCATTATAGTTCTTACATAAGCATCTATAAATGTAGGTCCTAAATCTAACATATCTTGAGGAACTGAAACAAATGCAGATAATTTATTTTGAGTTATGTCTACTGCTTTAAATGCAGAAGTAAGTTCTTTTGTTATTTTACTGTTCAGTGGTCCCCAAACTGCAGTATCTATTGTATGATCATTTAATATCCATTTAGTAAGATATTTAGCATTTACAAAATTTATTTTAGTCAATAGTGGATGTTCTTCTAATAAATCTTTATATATATCAGTTATAATAGTTTCTGGCATTATGCCTTCTGGTGAGCCTATAAAATCTGCGAATGATTGTTGAGGTTTATTTGATTTAGCAGCTTCTATAAATCCTTTATACCATTTTTCTTCAGCAGTAGTAAGTTGTCTATAACCTCTATCTGCTAAAACTGATTTGTCTTGAGTTTGTTGATATTCTAATGCATCATCTTTTATTTTTTGCATTTTTTCTTCTAGTGCATCACTAAGTATTATTACTGCTTGATCTTTATCTTCTGCTTCTAAAAACTTAGTTATTTCTTCTTTAAATTTTATATCTTTATTTAATATTGCCATTATTGTTGGCCTCCTTTTCTATTTAATTTATTTTTAAATTCATTAAAAAAAGAACATTTAGTATGTTCTTCCGGTTCTTTACTCTTATTTTCTTCGCTATTATTAATTTCTGTATTTAAATCATCTTCTTTTTTAGCATTTAAAATAAGTTTCATTAATGATTTTTTAACTGACTGACTAACTTCTTCGGCCTCTTTTTCATTTACTATAGCCGTGATAAATCCTTTTTCTATAGCTTCCTGTGGAGTTATCCAAGTTTCATCATCAAGCATTTGCTTTAATTCTTCTTCTGTTATATTTATTTCTTGCATATAAGCATTGACACTAGCTTGAGTAATTTTATCTAAATCATCGGCTTGTTTTCTTAACTCTTTAGAGTTTCCTTTTACTCTCGTCCATGCATTATGTATCATAAGTAGTGATGCCGTAGACATTATTCTTTCATCTCCAGCCATGAAAACTACACTGGCGGCACTACATGCAAAACCATCGCATACAGTTTTCACTTTTGCTTTATGTCTTTTAAGTTGGTTATATATAGCTAAACCTTCCGCCACCTCTCCACCATATGAATTTATGTATACATTTATTTGGTCACACTCTAACTCTTCTATTTGCTTAGATAGTGTATAGCTTGATACATCACTTTCAAGCCATTCCCAAGATGTTATGTCACCATATATTTGTATATCAACTTCATTATTATTTTGAGTTAATTGGAAATATTTTTTATTCATCTTCTTCACCTCCTCCATTATTATTTTGTCCATCACCTATTAATCTGTTTTCCACTGTATCATAGTTTTTAGTTATAAAGTGTTGTTGACTAAATTTAGTGTTAAGCCTATCAAATCCTATTATTTCTCTAACTTCATCTATACAGCACGTACCAGATGCAATTAATTTGTCTGCTTTTTCAGCAACATCTAATATATCTATATGATTAATAGTTGATGTATCTACTTTTACATAATTTCCTTTCGTCCAATTATCATATCCTCCTGAAGTTTTCCTTGTAGTTTCTTCTGAAATCATATCTGCTATTGGATCTATACAAAATGTAAGAAATACTTTTACTATTTCATTCATATTTGTAATGTTTCCTAACATAAGACTAACTGGTATTTGAAGTGCTTGAGCTACTATTTCAAACATTTCTTTTCTCAATGCCCTAAAATCAGAACTATCCTTATTTGTATTAGTTCCATCCATGTACTGCAAATCATACCCTTTGTATTGTGGATATACAGCATTATCATTTTCCATAAATTCTTTAAGTTGTTTTTGTACTATCTCTCTATATGTTTTCTGAAAGTTTTCATCAGATGCTTTAACTTGGTCTAGAACTAATTTATATTTTGCTCCATTACTCTTTTTATAACTTTTTGCTGCATAAGAAAGTAGTTCTCCATACTGCTCATATAAATTATCGATTAATTTTTTTATATTAGAATTATTTAATTGCAATCTTAATACTTCGCTACTTTTAAAAGTTTTATTTAGCTGTAAATTTCCTATTACAACTCCCTTATATAAGTTTCCTAGTATTGGATATTCTTCCGGAGTATAACTATCAGCGCAATATAAATTATCATTTACATCAACTAATATACATTCATTTTGATATATCATTTTTTCAATGGCTTTATGCCAAAGTTGACTGCTATTTTCATTTGCATTAGGTGACACATTTAAAATATAATAAAGCTTATTTTTTACTTCTTGATTATTTTCATATACTTTTATTTCACACTTAGCTATTGCATTCGCTATAAGAGATATAGCTGTTTGTATAGCTAACTCCTTATAATATATTTCTTGTATCTTTTCCTCTATTATATTTTCGGTTATTTCACCCTTTTCATTTTTAACATTCCCTAAAAAGTCCATAAACCATGTTTTTATACTCACAATTTCCTCACCTCCTTTTAGAATATAATAGGAGGCATAAAGAATAATTCATTATTATCTTCATCCTCCAATACATCTTGAGCAGCAATCATAGCATGGACAAATGCCATGAATCCATCTGTTTTCCTTGATTTAGGCTCTATCTTATCGTATACATAGTTACCTAAATTCTTATCCGTTAGTTTAGTATTATTAGTAAACCACCTCATAAGTGGGTTATCTCCCCACACTATTTGGTGATTATTAAATAAACTATCTATTACTGGTACAATTTTCATAATATCACTAGGTCTAATTATTTTTACTTGTTCTTTATTTGTTGCATCTATCCCAATGTTCTTCATAGATTTACTTAACAAAGCCAACCTAAAATTATCTACTCCTAATTTAACAAAATTATATTTTATTAGCTGTTCTTGTATCCATTCTGTGGCCATATCTGGATTAATTTCTATGTCATCAACTATAGTTAATAATCCTTGCTCTGACCATTCTTCTAAAGGTGCTTTTATTCTGTCCTTATCTCTAGAATTAGTACAAAACCAGCTATGACTAACCCAATAATATATGCCACCTTTTAAAAAAAGTAACCCTACACTCATCATGTCATTTACCTTTGTATAGTCAATTCCAATAGTGCAGCTTGCTCCCTCAAGGTTTGGTATATCTTTATTTGTCGATAATATATTTTCCCATGAAGTTACTTCAATATCTTTTGAACCTTTTGGAATATTCATCCTCTTGGTCATAAAAGCATTATTTACATAAGGATTAATCTTATAATCTGCATATTCTTTTTTCATCTGTTCCATTAATGAAGGTCTATAAGGTAAAGAAGGGTTTGCTTTTGCCCAGTTATCTGGATTATCAACTTCTTTTTCTTCATCCAGCTTACAAATAAAAGGGAGAAAGCCATTATCCTCGACTTCTCCCTTTAATATCATTATTGCTTTTTCTAATAAATTATCCAGTGGACCATCCCTTACATCTCCATTTGTTGTTATGTAAGTTCTTCTTGGATTATCTTTTTTACCTAAACCTGTAGTAAATACATTTATATTTGCCCAGTTTTGATAAGCATGTATTTCATCAAAGTCAACTTTACCTGAACGCAAACCATCTTTCCCTTTTGGATTATTAGTTCTAAACTTTATTTTACTTTTAGTCTTAAGATTTATAATTTCTTCCTTATTCCAATAGAAATTCCTTTTCATTTTTTTTGTATATTTAGGATCTTCTAATATATTATATATATCATTAAATGTTGTTTTAGCTTGGTCTTCTGAGTTAGCTGATATATCTATATCGTAATTTTTTATTCCATGAGTAGGAGTAATTAAACAAAAGTCCTCATAAGCTAAATAAGCATTTTTACCAGAGCCTCTTCCAACTAAAATAAACAAGTCAGCAAATCTAGGTAATCCATTTTCTTTAAATACACAGTTATGTAAAACAAATAAAAATTTCTCCCATGGGAATAAATTAAAAGGAAAGTATTTCTGATAAGAAAAATATTTTTCTACTTTTTCTTCATCTATTATTAACTTTTCATTATCAAATATATTTTTTATGAACTTGGATAATAATTTTTGTTCTTTACACATTGGAAATACTTCATTATCAATAATATCTAAGTATTCTTTGATATATTTATTATAATTCATCGTCATCACCACTGTCTGCTACAGTAGCTTTAATTCCTAGTTCATTTAAAAGTTTAAGCATTTGAGCATTTGTCTTATTTAATTCTCCTACACTGTCATTTCTTTTATAACCAGATTGCCCTCCGCCATTATTGTATTTTACATTTACTCCTCTTTTATTTATATCTTCTATAAGGAGTGATTTTGTTATCCAAAATGCCATATAATCTTCTACTAAATCTCTAAACTGTTCTCCATACGTGCCATTTCTATCTAACTGGTCTAATAAATCTTGTCTAATTTTATTATATTTTTCACTGCTTTTTAATTCTTGTACAGCTTTTCTATCTGCCATTTCACCACCTCCTTATAGTAATATCAGCACACCCACCCTCATGTGAGTTTTATAAATTTTCGTTTTGTCTTCTACCCTCCCCCGTTGAAACGCCTCCCTTTTTTAAAAATGGTTAGGGGGGAGTGGGGGGTAAAAATTTTCACCATCGCTCTTCATTTTTAAATTTATTTTTATTTCTATTATTATTTTCTATCTTCTCTGGGTGTAATTTGTTGTGACAAGCTGGACAAACTGCAATAAGATTTTTATATTGTTTTCCTTTATATGTATAATATTTTGATAGTGCAAGCTCTGGATGTTTCCTTACAAACTGGACATGATGAACAGTATTAGCTTTAGTGATCTTTCCTTTCTTCTTGCACTCTTGACATTCATAATGTTGTTCTCTTAGTACTTCTTCTTTAATATGTCTAAACTCTATAGACTTATAGAACTTCCATAATCTATCCGTGTCTATCAATTTATTAATCCATTGGACTAATTCAATCGTATTCATTCTATTTCAATCCTTCCAACATATCCCTTAGTTTATTATAATATGTATTATTATTTGTAATTCTTATTAAACTTTCTATCTCCCATGCTCTTGGCGTATTCGGAAGTTTCTTTCTAATACATAAGTCCACTATACTCTTAGCCTTATTAAATGAATGTACATGAGTATGGCCTTTCTCAAATGGCTTATTAGTATTATGTACAATATATCCATCACTAGCTTTGTATATGCTATATTCCTTGCGTTGAAATATCTTTCTACTTCCTGCTTTCTTATTATGCTTTGGTATTTGTTTCATAATATTTTCATACTTCCATAATTTCTTTGGAACTTCATCTCTATCTGCTATAGTTCCTGCATCAATCCATTTCATACCAATCACACCTTTTAACAAAATAAAAAAGAACACTAAATTATTAGTGTTCTTTGTGGGAGTAATGAATAAAAAACAATCATTAGAAGGTTTCCAGAGTTGCACTGGATAATACTCATACCTTCATATTGCACCCAAATCAATGGGCGCATTAAAATGGAATATAAAATCTTAAAAAGTTTAAAATTAAAGATATAGTTTAAATATAATGTAAAACAATAAGTAATTAATAATACTAATTGATATATAGATTTTTTAACACACAATATATATGAATATTTTGATTTTATCACGGTTTACTCCGGAGGTTTTAAAGTGGTCCTCTCACTTCTACTACTATGTTTTAATATATATATTAGTCGCCTCATGGACTCGAACCATGAATATACTTCAATCATGTATAGTCGACAATTTAACACTCAATCCATATATAAACCTATAGCAACATATTGAGGGAAGAGTACCTCTACTCTTATCCCTCCAGAAACTTAATTTGAGTGGAATTAAGTTCTCATTTCTCCAGCATAGTGTGGTATGCTTTACTAATCTTCCATGCTTATATATTACCAGCTTTCACAGTACACTGGAGTACCCTTATCTTATTTTTTCTAATATTTTTCTATGCTTTTTATGTATTCCATTCCAACTGTAATTCATCAAAACACATAGTCTTTCCCACGTATATCCGTCAATATATCTTAATCTCATTATATTTCTATCTACTGCATCTTCCAATTTATCTATTGTATTTTCTATTGCCCTTTGTTGCTTAAGTAATCTTATTTGTTTTTCATGGTATATATTAAGTAGTTCTTCTATTTCTCCTAGCAATGCTCCTAATCTATCATTTTCAAAACTTCCACCTTTTGGCATATCATCTATTATCATACTTTTAATGCTTGTTTTCTTTTCTTCTAGGTACTCTATTTTATCCTTTATAATATCTAATTCTCTTTTGGTTTCTATGTATTCTTGTAATTCTCTTTTCTCCATACTCCCTCAACTCCTCTTACTTATAATATCCTGTGTTTATTCTTTGGATAGTTCTTTGAAGTTTATATTCTAGTTGTTCTCTTGCTAATTCTGCTGCTCCTTCTTCAGCTAAATATAATATTTGTTCAATTAGTATAGCTACATCAACTATTTCTGATATTGTAGCAGTAGATATATTTCTACCTACTGCTATATCTTTAGATAATTCTCTTGATAATTCTCCCAGTTCTTCAATTAACTTAAGCTGTTGCGATGGATTCTTAAAATTATCTGCTATTTCTTTTATAGCTCCATTAATTTCTTCTATATTCATCTATTCATCCTTTCCTAGTAACATTTTTATATATTGTATTTCGCAACTTTCTTCATCCTCAAAATTAAGTTCACAATTCATACAACCTATTCCCTCTAAATCATAAGACTCATTGCAGAATACTTTAAATCTCTTGTTTATATCTGCTATAAGTTCACGTTCTCCTTTTGTTTTTCTTCTACAAGCCATATTCTAACCCCCTATATTTTTTAACCTCTTTTCTAAAAGCCTCAGTCTTATCATAACCACAACCAAACATCTCAGGACAGAAACCTCTGTAAATACATTCTCTAACCATGCAGCTTGCTAATTCCGGTTCAGTCTTAGCTACCTCATCCTTAACGGCTTGCCACGCCTCCCTAGTTTCAGGAGACGCGCAGCTACATAATCTTTTTCTAGATATATTGATAAGTGCTTGTGCATTTGCTTCAACTTCATGGTTTACTAAACTACCTTGTGGTAAATCATCTCTGTTAATTCCTGTACGGTCAGTTCTTTGAGTTTTAACAAAGTGGTCTATACCAAATTTATGTCTAACAAAATGCACAGAAACCCAAGATTTCAAATCATACCAACGCCATTCAAATTTTAATTTTCTTATTGGTGAATGCTCTGATAATATCAATTGTCTTTTCCATTTACTATCAGGGTATGCTCCTGTATTTTTTCCTATTGTATTCATAGTTGCGTCCTTAACGTCTTGCCAATTATCAGCATGTTTAAATTTATCTATTTTCATTTCTTTTTACCTCCTCATAAATAATAGGATTAACTTGTAACCCTCTTCTATAATATTCACATTCTCTTTCACAGTTTGGTAATTCCATATTTCTAACTTCTAAACAGCGTTGACAATAATTATCAATTGGACCTTTTAATTTTATTTTCATTATTTCAACACCTTTCTTTTTCCACATTTTGTACATATAACTTTCTGATATTTCTTTTTTCCCTTCTTTCAATCCTATTGTAGTTCTTGCTGCATCTGCTACATCTCTATAAGTTCCTCCGATATCTGTTACAGTTATTTTAACAACCTCCATATTATTCATCCTCCCCTGTTCCTAATATATCTATGCCTGTTAACTGTCTACAGTAATTTCTTAACTTGTCCAATTGTCCAGTGACTCTACTGTGTTTAGTTTTTAACTGGTTTAATTCCATTTCCAACTTTGCATTTTCCTTTGCAAGTAATCTGATTTGTTTTTCTAAATAAGTATTTTCTAGGCTTAGTTCTCTATTAGCATCTAGTAAATTTTCTATTGAGTCCTCTTTAACTTCTATATCCTCTTTTAACTTACTATTTCTGTTCTTTAAGAAATCAATCATTTTATGTAAATGTTCATTTACGCCTTGTGCTCTCTCTAATTCTCTTGTAAGGTCATTTATATATTTTCTATTTAATAGCATATTTAAATCCCCCTTATTTCATCTCTTGATTAATTAGTTCATCTATTACCTCACTCAGCCTTACTACTTCACTGGTCAATCCTAGTTGGCAATATAAACTGCTAAGTATTTCTTTTAACTCGTCTAGCATAATATCACCTCTAATCATATTTAACATTTATATAATCAAGCACTTCTTTTAATCCCAGCTTGTCCATACAATATTTATACTGTTTTGGATGCGTATATTTTAATCTTTGAAATCTATTAGGTTCTTTTTCCAGATGACATCCAAACATACAATATATGCACACGTTATTCCATTATTTCTAATGGCGCTGACTATATCTTTATCCTATATCTTAGGATAGTTGGCGCTTCGAGCTGTGATTAATTCAGCCCTACTCCCCATTGGGATAGTCGATACACTCTTATTTATTTGATTATTTAATTTAATATTTTTTATATAATTTACAAGCATATGAATGGCTTATGCCTAATTTATTAGCAGCTTCTTTTCTTGTTAATTCCTTATATTTAATTAGATCTTCTTTTTTAATATTTGATTGGTTTTGTTTATTTAATGTATTTGAACAACCTGTGCCTCTTTTTATATTAAATTTTTTAAAAGCTCTGGTAATTGTTGCAGTAGAAACATTTAATTCTTTAGCCATTTCTTTATTTGTTTTTATATCTTTATTGTTCAATAAATACTCTTTTGTTACTTTTCTTATTCTTCTTAATCCTAATGCTGCCGCTGTTCTCACTATAGTTTGTTTATTTACATTGAACTCATTAGCCATTTTCTCATAACTTGTATGTTCTTGATGCATTTTCTTAAATTTTTCTATATCTTGAATTGTGCTAATTGTTTTCGCATCTCCTCCATGTGTTGAATTATATCCATTCTCATAGCTATCATATAAAGCTATATAATATATTTCTTTTTCGTCTATTTCTGCTTCATCTATATTTTTTTCAAGTACTTCATAATAAAAATTTTCTTTACCGTATTTATTAATAGCATTATATATTTTATAAGTTCCTCTTTGTTTGCATACAGAAGGCTTCATATGTTGCATAAATCTTTCATGGGGTGATTGACAAGTTTGTCCTATGTATACTTTTGAATTAATTTTGTTTTTTATAATATAAATAGAATATTTTCTCATTTATTGCCCCCCTTTCTTTTAAATTTATAAATCAAATAAATACTAGCACGGGATTGGCATATCATTTGACTTAGCTTCCCCCGTTAGCCTATTCTCTAATGGTCATTTCCTACCATTCCTACAAGTAGAATAGACACCTCATGATCAGTGAGTTCACCAACTTATTATATTAACTGTTACCAGTTAACACGGCTGTTTCCAACCTGTTCTTTTTTCTCCTGTTGTTCTATAGTATTTATTACCTAGCATGTCGCTTTCTTCTACTATGTCTCCATATACTGAACATATTTTCAAATCATTTTCAACTATATATTGAAGTACATCTTGTTCTGTCCAAAATCCCATTGGTTGACTTCTGCCTGTATTAAAAGCATTGCATCCAGTTTTAAGATATGCAGCTTCTCTTTGTTGTCCTTCATCTGCCATAGTTGCTATGAAAGGTACTTTTCCAGTTCTCTTTTCATACTCTTTCATTGGTTTTTTCTTTAGTTCATTACAACATTCATCTGAAATTTTAAAAGGAGCATCTAATAGAAATTTCCATTTCTTTTTATTAAACTTAGATCCTTCTTCTAATCCTCTTATCTGTCTAACTCTTAATGTGTCTTTCCCTTCTTCTATATTTTTTCTAGCTAATCTTACTGTATTAGATACAGCTTTACTCACTATTGGATATCCTTTTTCTTTAATAACTTTTTTAAATGTTATATTTGGCTTTATTATAGTTACATTGTCAAATGTTTTTACAAATTGTACTATCTCTGGGAACTCTAACCCAGTATTGCTGAACACTGCTTCTATATTTGGGTAAATACTTCTTACTATATGTAACAATACTGTACTGTCTTTTCCTCCACTGAAACTTATATATACTCCATCTTCTCCATAGTAATCTACCCATTCTCTTATTCTTAATTTAGTTTTTTCTACTTTAAGATCTAAGGGATAATTCTGCAATAATTTCAATTCACTTTTTAACACTAACCTCACCTATTTCAATTCATATTTTCATTTGATAGTCAAATAAGAATAGGGAACTACACTAGTATTGCATAATCCCCTATTTAATTGTTTATTTTATCCCCAAATATTCTTTTATTACTGCTATTGCATCATCTGCACTCCAGCAAACCTTACACATATATCCCTGCTTATATAACCAATCTAGCCATTTAACTTGTTCTATGGTGCATTTATTCTTTCCATATTTCATCTCTATTGCTAGTCCTATGTATTTACCTTTAGGCGATAAAAGTAGTAAATCTGGAACTCCAGCTCGCATACCAAGTCTTTTTAATTCTGCTCCTGTTATCTTACTTCTTTTTGCTTCATTTGGACAATGAAAAATCCATTTAAGTTCTTCAAACCTATCAGAATTCCAACTGCACCATTCTATGACTGCTTTCTGCTCTTGTGCTTCACTCATATTTACTCATCTCCACTTCTCTAGCTATATTAATAGCCATAGTTATCGCTTCATTTAAGCTATAGCCTAGCTCATAGTAGAATTTAGCAAACTTTATAACCTCTTTCATCTAATCCCCTCTAACAATCTATGATAAACCTTATATAGTTCAGCATATTTGTTTTTATTTAATAAATCATGCTCTATCCTTTTTATCTCAAGTTCTTTTATCATTTTTTCTAGGTCCTGTAGCATTTGCATATTTCTTATTTGTAATCCTGTTAATTTCATTAATTTATTTCCTCCGCACTTAATAATTTTCTTTCGTATTTTTTATTTAGTGTTTCAGTTACTAAGTGATTATTTTCTAATACTTCATATAATTTTAAATACTCATCTAACACTTTTTCCCTAACTTCTAACATTTCATTATTCATTTCTTTTTTTCTTAACATTTTAGGAAATCCAAATATATTTGATGTAACCTTGTTGACTACTGTATTTGCTTTTATGTATGATACTTTTTCTTGTTTTAGTTCTTCTGGAAGTAAATCTTGTAGTATTTCCATGCATTGTAATTGATGTTTTTTATCACCTTGTCTGAATTTTAAATCTTGAAGTGCTTGTTCTAACGCTTCTATATATTGTTGGGTTTTGTATCTTACTAATGCACTTTCTTTATTGCACATTTGCATTACCCAACTTCTATCCATTACAAAACAAGGTCTTTCTTGATTTTGTTTATCTTTATATGTGCCCTCCTTAATTTTTAGGGCGGATATTTCAACACCAGCATTTTCAAGTGATTTAATTTCTTTTCGTATACTAGCCATAAAGTTGTCGTGTCTTACTGCCCCTTTATTTCCTTCTTCCTCTCTAAATTTATTTATCAAGTCTACTACTTCTAAAGATGTCATTGTAATTTCTATACTTAATAAGTTCATACAATCAACTCCTTTTAAAGTAACTTTTATTTAACTGTTAATAACCTCTTTTGTTATTGGATCATAACTCCATACTCTAACTTCATCTTTTATTCTTCCATCTATAGTGCATCCACATTTACATTGGCTAATAACTTTAGCTTTATTGATTTTTATGTATAACATTGTGCCTTGGCAATGAGGGCACACATTTTCTTTAGCACCAACAATATTTTTCATTAGTTTTCATCCCCTTAACTAATTTCCCATTATTTTTTTCTTTTCTCTGCTAATGGTGTTTTGCGCTACTCCTAATAAATCTGCTATTTGCTTTTGTTTCAGTCCTTGTTTCATAAGTACTGATATCTTTTCTCTTCTTTTTTCTAAGTCTTCTTTATCGTATTTTCTCTTTTTGATTGGTTTATCTATTTCTTTTCCTTTTAATTCTTTTGCTAACATTTCTAGTGCTTTTGTTTCTAACCTGTATAACTTATGATTTGGAATGTTCATTATTTTTGATATTTCTTTTAAATAATACCCTCTAAAATATTTAAGTTCTATTATTTCTCTAAGTTCTGCAGGTAATTTTTGAATTGCTTGTTTGATTATTATTTTATTTATGATTTGTTCTTCTGATATGTTATTGTGGTCTGGTATTATATCTTTTTTATCCTTTTCTTCATCAACCGGTGAAGGTCTATCTAGTTCGGAATAATTCATTAATTGTAATATCTTTTCAATATCTTTTTCATCTGCTTCAAGATATTTTGCAATTTCTTTTTGTGTCGGAAATTTATGTAACTCATTTATTAATTTAGGTGTAGCTTCTAATATTTGTTTTTTTAGTTGATAATCTTCTCGGTGCAATTTATATGGTAAATTTTCTCTCTTGTCTCTTATAAATTTTATGATTTGCCAGTTTATTAGGTTATATGCATAAGTTGTAAATGCTATCTTGTCATATTTATCCGGTTCAAAAGTATCAACTGATTTTATGAGTCCTATTGTTGCTTCTTGTTTAGCTGTTTCAATGTCTATCGTTTCACTTCTTGTATATTTTATTGCAATACTTATAGCAATTCCTATATTATTTTCAATTAATTGCTTTCTGACCTCTTTATCGCCATTTCTAGCACGTTCAAACATCTCTTTAGTATTATTATTCATAATTACTCCCCCTTACCAAGGGAAATCCCCTGGAATATAATTATTTGGCATAAAATCTATAGTTTTCTATATCTGTTCCAAATTCTATTATGTTTCCTTGAGCCATTTCAACTAATCTGCTTGCCACTGCTTCATCCCAACTAACTATTTCATCAATTGACTTTTCTGTACTAATAATCATAGGTTTTTTCTTAAGATATCTTTCATTTACTATTTCAAATATATATTTTAAATCTGCGTCTGTTGGCTTTCCTTTTAAAAAGTCATCTAGAAAAAGAACTCTTGGTACTTTGTACTTATCCATTTCTCTTATAAAATTTGTTTCATCCATTACTGATTGTTTAAGATTTATTAACATAGTTGTATATAGTTCATATTTGCAAAGTACATTTTTGCCAATCAAATTAATCATTGTTGCTGCTCCTAAATGTGTTTTACCTACTCCAGGTCTACCTGTAATAATTAAGCTTGAATTTGTATCAAGGAAATTATTGCAATAGTTTATAGCTTTATCTCTCGCCGCTAATTGAGTTTCATTATTCACTTTATAATTTCTAAATGTTTTATTCTTGAACACTTCATCTAATCCACATTTTTTTAATTTTTCTTTGGATTCAAATTTATCTTTACATTTGCATGGCACTGCTTGCCCTAAATCATTAAATGTATAATGTAAATCCCTACATATAGGGCACTCATATTCTTTTATATTATCTCTTTTAGGGATATTATTAACTCTCTCCATTAATATCTTTTTAAAAGTTTCATTCATCTAATCACCCCATATATTTTCATCTAGGCTATCTAATAATTTATTACTTTCTTCCAATCTTCTTTTAAACTCAGCATCATCACATTGTTTTTGTGTTGCTGGTATAAATTTCTTAGTTTGTGAAATACTTTTAGTAGAAATGTTTTTAACTAAATCTTTTTCCACTGCTTCTATTACCCACCTTTTAATAGTTAAGTAGTGGTTTTTATATTTCTTCCCAGTCTCTTCTATATACTCGTCCAATTTTTCTATAACTAAATTAAATTTATATTCATCTAATTCATTTAGAAGCTTTTCTTTTTCGTTATCTGTTAGTAATACATGGTTATAATTACCATATTTATGCTTTATTTTTTTTTTATCTTTATCTTTATCTTTATCTTTATCTTTATCTTTCTCTTTCTCTGTCGGACATTGTCCGGACAAAAGAGGGACATTGTCCTCACTTTGTCCTTTTGCTCTTTGAAGTCTTTTCTTTTCTGCCCATTTAGATTCAGAACCTATCATATTTTTAAGTTGAGTTAAATATATTTCTCCATTTTCCAATATTTCAATTAAGCCAGTCCTTTTTAATAATTCCATAGCTACTATTACTGTATCTTGATCTACTCCAGTTATTTTAGATAATGTTTTAACATCATAAGGTATTAACATTTCACCAACTTTTCTAATAAGTCTACCTTCACTATTCATAGCTTTAAGGCATAATTTCAAATAAAAATTGCTATAATATACTCCTTTTTCTTGCTCTTCTATCCAAGATATAACATCTTCCTCAAAGAAATCTTCTTTGAGTTTTATCCAGTAATATTTTTTATCTGACATAGTCACCACTTCCTTAACTCAAGCTGTTTTTATATTCATTTTCATTAAATGTAATTCCATATAAATTTATATCTATATAAGATTGAATATAATAATATAAATTTTCTTGAATATATTGGAATACTAAAGATTTTGTATGTTTGTCACATTCAAGCTGCTTATCAAATATATCTATAAGATTTTCAAAGGTTTTTATTCTATTTTCTGCTTTTCTTAAAGTACTTTTATCTGTAAATTCATACAAATCCATTTTTACCACTTCCTTTGTTTGTTTTCTAATTACAATAAACTAACTTGTCCTTCTATGTTACTTTCATCAGTTTCAGTGACTTCATTAAACTCTACATCTTGTATTTCATCATCTACAGTTACATCATCAACCTTTGGATCATATTCAATTAAAAGTTGTAATACTTCATCTGCTTCTTCAAATTTAAGATGTTTTAAATCATATCCATTGCTAGTACAGAAACACTCTAACTCTTTTATGTCTTTAGGATTATTGAAATCATATAATCCCTTTTGTGATGCCATTGCCATTATCTTATTCTTTTGCTTAGTTGATGCCATTCCTGGAACTATTTCTTTTTCTGGTAACTTAGTATCTATTCCCATTTCACTAGCATCATATAGTCCTTGTAAATCTTCCGGAAATGCCTCTCTTAATGCCGTTACCATTGCACATTTTCTAATCATTACACAAGGCATTTGCTTCCATGTTGACTGTCCCTTACTGTATTCTTCCATACTTACTGTTGACTTAATAGGGAACTTCATATCCTTTACATATACTTCAGCCCATCCACCGATTAACTTTTCATTTATACCTTTTAATGCTCCTTCTCTTTCTATCATGTTTCCGTCTTTATCAATCGTTACTATTCCAGCTTTCATGCCTTCAAATTTTGGATTTCTATATGCTCTTTTAACAAATACATCTTTACCGACTACTATATTTGCTGGACTATTACCGAATTTAATAAGATATGCTTCTCTTATAAATGGATTTAACTTTTGAGCCTTGCATAATTCTATAAACATCATTGTTTCTTGGTCTGTTATGTTTCCATTACCGCTTACTAAATAATTTTTTACAGTTTCAGCATTTAATATTTGTCCACCTTCTAATGTATAAGTTGCTAACTGCAATGCATTATTGTTATTCATTAGTTTCACACTCCTTAGTCTTTTCTTGTTTTACAAAATCCCTATATGCTTGCAAATATCCCCTGTCATATATTGTCAAAGGACTGTTATCTATTTCATACTTTTGTATATATTCTTCAAGTTCTTCAATAGGTTTATATCCTTCTAAACATTCCCTTGCTCCATCAATAAAACCCCATGCTTCCTCTGCATTATCATCGTATTTATTGGTGTACATTGCATAAAGTAGTTTATTTTCAAAAGTCGGCTCTTGATTTAAATAACTATCTCTAATTCTCATATTTACACCTCTTTTGTTATTGTGGTATAATTAACTTAATATCAATTTTCATTGGTCCTATTTTATAGGGCCTTTTTTATATTCCCATGTAAGCATCTGCTCTATTTTCTCTTTCATCTTCATCTGCTTCCTCAAGGTCCCTTACTTCTTCTTGCATCATTGCATCTATTTCCTGCAATATTTCTTTTAAATCCTTGATTTCGTATGCTGTTCTTATTTTGCATGCTCTCCAGTATTCATGATTTGCTGCTTCTCCTACTCTATTAGTTTCATATCTATTTTTATAATTTTTAATTTGTTCATCACATAACTCCATGAAAGTTTCACATACTGTAATCTTATTTTGTATGCTTTCTCTAACTTCATCTAATATCCAATTCATATTAATCCTCCTTTAAGAATAAAAATTACCTATATAATCTTTATAACTTGATTTTATGAAGTATGAGATACTGCCCATTTGGGCTTTATCTAATGTAGGTATAATTCCTATATGAGTTTTATCTCCTTCTATCATTCTTAAAACTTTAGCATGCTCAACTTCCATCATTTTAGCTACTTCATAACTAGGTATTGTTTGTACTGCTTGTCCTTCATTATTTTTTAAAACTTTGTAACTGTTATATAAATCTGACATTTACTATTCCCCCTTATTTATTTTTCTTAATACCATATCTTGAAATTTAAAATATTCTTCCCAATCATTTTCTGCCTCGCCTGTTCTTATAAGATTACAATAAATCTTAAGTATCCAAGTTACTGACATTTATTACTCCCCTCCTTTTAATCCATTTGGTCTAGCCAATTTAAAAAAGGTTCAGTTGGAATTCTATAAACTCCACCTATTTTTATTACTTTGAACATATCTCCAGTAGTTAAAGCTTGTCTTACTAAGTTGTAAGCTGTTTTTTGAGATATTTGTAGTATTTCTTGTACGTCATTGACTGTTAAAACTTTCTTCATATTCCATCATTCCCCTAATGATTTTATTTTTCTACTATGTTAAAATTTCACTAAACAATTCGTGTGATTGAATCGCTAAAAAAAATTTTATTGATATCTGAATCTGGAAAAGCTGCTTTAAATTTAGTTAAAAAATTATAGCTTGGATTTCTTAAACCTAATTCTATTTTAGAGTACAGGCTAAGTGTTACTCCTATTAATGCTGCCATATCTTTTTGTGATAAATTTTTGAGATTTCTAAAATCAACTAAACTATTCATTATATTCACCTCTCTTATTATTTATTACACTTTTTGTGTTCCTTATATTTACATAGTACATCACACTTTCTGTGTTGTCAATAGTATTATTACACTTTTTGTGTTTTTTATTCTAAAAAACCACATCATGTGTTAAAATATTATTGGGAGGAATAAATAAAATGGATAAAGTTTTTGGAAGAAGATTGAAAGAATTAAGAGAAGAAAAAGATATGAAACAATCTGATTTAGCTAAAATATTAGAATGCTCAAGTAGCGCAATTGGTATGTATGAACAAGGTCGAAGATATGTAGACTTAGATGGTTTAAAAAAAATCGCGGAATATTTTGATGTTTCTGCAGATTATCTTATTGGAAGGACTGACATAAAAAAATTTGAAGATTTTCCTCCAGAAGTTAAGAGAGTTGCAAATTTATTTTCATCTATTGAAAAATCTAAAGCTGATAGTTTAGAAAAATTGATAAGAGAATTATTAAAGAAGTAAAAAGAACCTTTAATTCGGTTCTCTGATTACTTCTTTAATTTTTTTTTCAATCATTTCAAAATCTTCTTTTGATTTATTAAATAATTCATTTAGCAATATTGCTATTTCCATTTTCTCATTTTCATTCAATTTAATTTTCCCCCTTATATATACTTATATAATAGCGAATGCACGTTCTATTATCAACAAGCTTTTATGTTTTTATTTATAAAAATTGTAACATAAAAAATATCGCCATCAGCGATATTTTCGATTTAAACTGACATAATAATAAAAACTGTGGATTAATCAAATATATTTTGAAAGGTAAAAATAATTTTGATTAAAACAGCAAGAAAAAAACATAAATTAACACAGAAAGAACTCGCAAAACGTTGTAATTTATCACAAAGTTTTTTGAGTGAATTAGAAAACAAGAATAATAAAAAGAATGTGACTATCAAGCAAATAGTAAAATTAGCAAATATATTAAAAATAAATCATCATGAATTGGCATGTTGGTTTATAGACAAGGAATTAGGGGTGTTTGAAGTTGGATAATATCAAGAGTACTTTTATAAGAAAAAGAAATAATAACTACAATGTTATAGTTGAATACTATGATGAAGCTGGCAAAATAAAACAAAAAAGTATTGCTAAATACGGATTAAAGAAAAAAGCAGAAAGGCATCTAATAGAACTAAAAGCAGAAATACAAAATCAGAAATATATGTTTAGTAATGATATAACTGTTACTGATAGATGCTACAGATATATTAATGAAAATAAACGTGATTGGTCGCCTTATACAGTAAAAAATAGATTAAGTTGGGTTAAATTAAATGTAGCTCCATTTTTCAAAGATACTAAAATGGAAAACTTAACAATTCACCAAATTCAAAGATATTTAAATTATCTTTATGAAAATTTTACTGTTGAAAGTGCTAAAACAAGATTTGGCTTTTTTAGGTCAGTAGTAAAAGAATGCTATAGAATGAAAGAAATAAAAGAAAATTTATGTGACTTTGTGAAAAGCCCTAAAAAAGAAGCTTCAAGTATAGCTGATGTCTATACAAGGGAAGAAATTTTACAACTCTTTGAATTGTTAGAAGATAAGCATTTTGAACTTCCAATTTTACTTATAGTACTTTTAGGACTTAGAAAAGGTGAAACATACGGACTTACATGGGATGATATTGATTTTGATAACAACACAGTTAAAATAGAACAAATTTCTATTTATCTAGATGGAAGTTTAATTTTTAAATCTCCTAAAACAACTGATAGTAAAAGATTATTATCTGCTCCGATTGAGCTCATGAATAAGCTAAAAAAGGAAAAGCTAAAACAAAATGAATTAAAACTTCAAGGTGTTTTAGAAAATAAATATAATTTGGTTTGCTTAAATAAAGAATTAAAACCATATAAAAATGATGATTTAAATAGATACTATCGAAAGTTTTGCAAAGAAAACAATTTTAGACAGTTAAGAATACATGATTTAAGACATACTAATGCAACATTATTATTATTATCTGGTACAGATATGAAAACTGTATCTGGAAGGTTAGGACATACAGATATCAAAATAACAATGAATAAATATAGTCATGTATTAGAAGAAATGGATAGAAAGGCAAGTGAAAATCTTAGCAATATATTATTTAACCAAAAGTCAACAGGTAATTAATGTAAGCCTTATTTTGTGGCAGTCAATTTGTCAGTTTTATAAAAATGTCAGCTAAAAATCAAGTCAAATGTATAGCAAATAATATCAATATATATTAAGAAGAGTAAGCAGTATACACATTTATATAAATATATATTACTGCTTACTTATACTTAATTACTCATATACTGAGTACTTCTATATGTATAAAAGTGTGTATTTTTAAAGTGTACACTTGGTTGATTCATAACTTTTGTCAGTTTTAAGTCAGTAAGCATAAAAAACCAATGATTAATCCACAGTTTTTAAGAAGTTATCCACAACTTATTTTATGATATAATTAAAATAAAAAATGGGGGTATACTTTATGATAAGTTATGATCCATTATGGAAACTACTAATAGATAAAAAAATTACCAAAACAGAGTTGAGGGAAAAAGTAGGCTTTAGTACAAATACTTTGTCAAAACTTTCTAAGAATGAATCTGTGACATTAAGTATATTAGAAAAGATTTGTTTATGCCTAAATTGCAAAATAGAAGATGTAGTAGAAATAAAAAAAGAGTAGGTTATCCTACTCTTTTATTCGTTCTATTAAATCACTTAAATCAAGTTTACATTCTCTTATATCTAATATATTGTCATTTTTACATTTTTTATTACTTACGCATAAGATTGAGGGCTCAAAAGGAAAATATTCTTTATATGCCTTTTTATAATGTAAGTCTAAATATTTATTTAAATTTAATTTTTTAGTTCTTTCAACTTCACAATAATATATTTTTATTTCTTCATTAATTCTCAATACTAATAACAAATCAACTATAACTTTATCAATTTTAAAAGGGCATCTATATTTTAATATTTCTATATTATTTTTCATAAGTTCAGCTATAATTTGTGAACATACTATTTTATGTTTCCATTGAACTGGTTTTCTTCCAGTATAGAAAATATTTTGCCCTGGTATACTTTCTCTAAAACACTTAACATAATTTATTGTGATTAATTTTTTCATTCGTGCTTGGCAGCTTCTTAAACTCCCATTAAAAAATATAATTGATAAACTTTTAGTATCACAAATACCCATTTCATCAATAAATTCTTTGATTTTTTGATCTCTATTTGTAATTATCATACTATCACCTACAATTTATCTAAAAATGATAAGTCACTTAATTTTTTGACCTTCTCATTCGCTTCAGTAACGTTTTTATTTCCTTCGTCTTGTAACTTATCCTTTAAGAAATTCAAACTCTTAGAAGTGCCTTTATTTTGATATTTTAAGGTATAGTCCTTAACTTGATCATCTGTGATAAAATATCCTTGAAATTCTTCTATATTAGCACCATTTTTTATAAATCCATGCCCATTTCCTCTTAATTTTTCTGCTCCTTCTTCATCAAGTGCTACTACGCTATTTTTTCTATCTTCACACTTTAAAACTATACGATTGTTTATATTAGCTTTTACTATATTATCTATAACTGTATTATCTGGTCTTTGTGTAGTTAAAAAAACATAGCATCCACTTGCTCTACTTATAGCAATTAATTGTTTTAATAATTTCATTGCACTTTTATTTTTATCTTCTAGTAGCATAACTATTTCTTCTATATACAATACCTGATATTTAAGTTTCTTAACTCCTTTAAGCTTATTATATTCAAATATGTTAGTTACCTCATTTTCCATAAATAAATTATATCTTCTTCTAGTTTCTTCTAATAAATTGCTTATAACTTCAGTTGTATCTTCTACTGTATATACAAATTTTTTCGTGTGTTGTAAATTCCTAAATAAATTAAGCTCTACCATTTTTAAATCACATAAATATAATTCAACTTCATTTGGACTGTATAAATTAACTATGCTAGTGAGTATTACTTTCGTCATAACAGACTTACCACTTCCAGTTGTCCCAACTACATAAGTATGAGGATTTTCTTTTAAATCTAATGTTATTGTTTTATTTGAAGATTTACCTATATTAAATTTAATATGTTTAGCAGTTCTGTTTTGAATTTCATACTCTATAACTTTTGGTAATTTCTTTAACATCTCTATTCTAACCCAGCCACTAGATGCTTCCATTTTAACTTCATTGTTTAAATATAATTCTAGTGCATCTTTATGCTTTAAAAAATCATCAACGCTTAATCCAGCAGGAACAAATACAACAAATACAGTTTTATTATCTATAACAACCTCTGGATATTCACCTAAACTATTTTTTATATTTGCTGCCTTAAAAAATTCATCTAAACTTTTCTTTGGCTCTATCCATCCATCAAATACCCATGTAAAAAATATTTTTCCAGCATCCCAAAATAAATCAAATATAGGTTGAAGTGCATTACTCATATATATACCTCCTAAATATAGGTATTAAGGCAAATATATTCTTCGCATTAAAATAAGCCAATCTTTGTATATAGAATCTTTTTTTAAATATTCCATATACGTCTCATACGAATATATATGCGAATACCCCTTTGACAATAATATATGCACATATACCAATAATATTTCCTTATTTTGAGAAAATATTTTGCAACTTTTAAATATAGTTAGCATATATATAAGTAAATAAAAAAATAAAGGGGATATGAAAATGAAAGAAATGTTAGAAAAAACTAGCATGGAAATGTTAAAAGAATACTTCTATGATGCAAGAGGATATTATCCAGAAGATGATTTTTTTACAAAGGAAGAACTTGTAAGCATAATTCTGAAAGATATGGAGGGCAAATAAATGAATGATTATAAAGTTAGTTGGACAGATAATGAAGGTTTAGAATTTTTTAGTGAATATTTAAAGAGAGAAGATGCTTTTATTTTATTTAATGAAATATGTGAAAATAAGGTTGATGAAGATCAAATAGAAGCGTGTTTATATGATCCAGATAATTTTCCAATAAAAACTTATAATAATATAGAAAATAAGCTTTATGTAATGTAATTGCAAAGGCTAGGGATTAAATTTCCTAGTCTTTTTTGTCGAACGATTATTGTAATATTTTCTAAAACACAATTGCATTTTGGTTACCAAAGTTTTACTATATAAGTATAAATAAAAGAAAAGAGGTTAGTAAATTGAACGAGATCAAAAGGAACATCATCATAGGTAAAGTTGGTGGAAATGCCAATGAAAACTCGATTAATTATAAAGTGAGTTTACCAGCTAAAATGGTAAAAGAATTAGGTATAACAAAAGAAGATAGAAAGGTTATTTTGACTTATGAGGATGACAAAATAATAATAAAAAAAGATAAATAAAGGAGATGTTGAATATGATTAAAAAATTAAT